ACTGGTGCTACAGGTGCTACAGGACCTACTGGTGCCACTGGTGCCACTGGTGCTACTGGTGCCACTGGTGCTACTGGTGCTACTGGTGCTACTGGTGCCACTGGTGCCACTGGCACGTTTCCACTTCAGCTCACCGAGAACGCGCCAATTCTTTACGATACTGTCCTATCCTTGGACGGAACGTATTCTGGTTCGGCAATCGCAGGGACTGCCGGAACAACGCTTGTGTTCGGAGATCTGGTGTACCTCGCCGTTGCAGATAGTCGATGGGAGCTTGCTGATGCAGACGCAGCCACTACAGGGGATCGTATGTTAGGCATGTGTGTTCTCGCCGCAGCTGCGGATGGAAGTGCAACGACTATTCTCCTTGTGGGCAATATCCGTGCAGACGCGAAGTTTCCTACACTTACAATTGGTGCAGCCGTCTATGTAGGAGAAACTGCTGGCTCTATCCAAGTAGCAATTCCGACTGGTGCAGATAACGTGATTCGTCGCGTCGGATTTGCATTGACTGCTGACGCACTTTTCTTCAATCCAAGTATGGATAGTCAGATAACAGTTGCATAAAATATGGCACTATCAGTTAAAGCTGGAACATACACAGGGAACGGGTCAGACCCTCAAACCATTTCAGGTGTTGGATTTCAACCAAAAGTTGTTATTGTTTTTGCTACTGCTGGCGGAGCAGACCAACAGGCGGCTTGTTTCAAAACGGCAGACATGGCGACGGGAGCTAGTGGTCTTACCTCAAACATGGGGGAGAATGGACAGCAGACATTAGGACTAATCGACTCATTTAACGCTGATGGGTTTACTGTTCGAGAGCGTAAAAACACAAACGGAGTTGTCTACCAGTACCTAGCTCTTGGTGGGACTGATTGTGTGACAGGAACATACACAGGTAATGCTACTGACAATAGGTCTATTTCTGGCATTGGCTTTAGACCAAAGTGGTTAGTCATTCAAGGTGGGAATAATCACTCACATCACAAATCAACGGCGACAGGTAATGCAACAGACAGTTCGCAGTTGTTCACATCAGTTGCAGACGGTAGCGACGCTATCCAAGCACTTGAAGCTGATGGTTTTCAGGTCGGGTCTGCCACCACTATAAACCAAAACGCTGTTGTATTTTATTACTTTGCGATTCAAGAAGCTAATGTGACCAGTGGTACATACGCAGGAAACGCTACCGATGATAGAAGCATTACTGGTGTGGGATTTGCCCCAGTGGCAGTGATTGTAAAGCAAACGAGTTCGCAACAGGGGCGAGGATATTCTGGGAACACAGGTGATTCATCTAACTTTATGAGGTCTGCTGCACCTGCAGCGAACGGTATTCAATCACTTATCGCTGACGGATTCACCATTGGTACAGATGCTACCGTAAACGCAAACACGGCAACATACTTTTGGGTTGCATTTGGAGAACCTGCATCAGGTCCAGCAAACCTAAAATCCCTAGACACAAATATCAAAGCGAATATCAAAAGTTACAATACCAATATTCTATCGAATATTAAGTCAATAAACACGAATGTGTAGCGTGGTAAAATAAAAATATGGAAAAAGACGAATCAGTTTCAATGGCGGGAATGGCAAAGGATATTTCCTATATGACAAAAACAATCTCAGAGATGAAAATAGCTTTAGAGCTTCTAACTTCTAACATGATTACAAAAGATGAAGTTGACAGGAGATTTGATAGAATGAACACAGAATTAGACAAAAGGTTTGAGGGCGCACACGCAAGACTTGATACTAAATTAGACGCAGTATATTTTGATAAGTTCCAAAACAAAGTGGAAGACCACATAGGAGGTGGGAACATTAAGTGGGGAGCAGTTAGTCAAACAATAATAACAATTGTCTTGTCTGGAGCTGTGGTTGGTGCAATAGCATTTGCAGTACAGTCAGGGAAACTATAGGAGAGTGGAATAGACAACTATAATCTTTTGTAGGATAATTAAAGTATTACATCTAACCTTTCTGTATGAATATCTTTGAATCAGCGTCAAAAATTGTTTTTATATCAATCACTCTAGCGGTTATTGGTCTTACCTACATGGAAATCGTCGAAGCAAAGGACTTTCTCACTCTAGCGACCATGTCATTCACGTTCTACTTTTCAAATAAAGGAAATGAGAGTAATAACTTTTTGAATAAGTAAAACCAATTTGAATAGTATATAATTAAAACACTATATGTTTCCTCAAATAACAATTAAGCACTCGATAGGCAACGTCATAGAAATTCCGAACGAATTGAATTCTAAGGTCTTTACGTACATGCGTAACAACCTTTCTATTGGGGCGACAGCCATACCTGTTGACAATGCAATTGACTTTACTGCGGGCTCAATTATTTTATTACTGTCTTCTGTTGGTAACGAGAACGCAGAATTTGCGCTTGCTTCTTCCCACACAGATCAAAATTTTACTGTCACTGCAATAAAGCAGCCACATAATCGAGGAGATCTTGTGACACAGGTGAACTATGACCAGGTGGTTATTTCAAAGGCTTCAACCATCAATGGGGTGTATTCAGTGCTTCAAACACTTTCTTTGTATGTTACCCAGCAGAAAACAATCGTCTTTGATTCCGCAGGTCTTACTACCGACTTCTATAAACTACAGTGGAAAAATTCAGTGACAACGGCTCTTTCAATGTCTTCAAGTCCAATAAGTGTTCTCACATACCCAACAAATTCGGTTGGTAATATAACTAATTCAGTTCTAAAGGCTATGGGCGTTGGAGAGAACGATACAAGAATTAACTCAGATTTCTGTATATCTGCAATGAATGACGCTCGAAAGTACACAGAAGGGAAACTGTACGGAATACGTCACGCATGGAGGTCAGAATTTGAATACCCCATGAAAATTCTTGCTGGATCAAATTTTGTGAATCTTCCTGATGATATTCAGTTTGATGAGTCAGATAGGTCATTGCTTTCAGCTCGATTTATAATTGGAAATGTCCTTGCTCCATTCAATCTTCGATACATCGACAAGAGGTCATGGAATCAGATAGCTTTTCAAGTCTCAGGAGGGCTCCTGTCTGTTGAAGCCGGCATTGGCGCTACTACAATTACACTTAATAGTGTTGGAGATTTTCCCGCGACTACACCTAGCGGAGTGGCATACATTGCGACTACTGACTTTGACCAAGAAATACTCGAGATTGGATATACTGGCGTAAATCTTATCACAAACCAACTGACGGGAGTTACTGGTATTGATCGTATTGTTCCCGCAGGGACACAGATATGGTCTACTCCGACCATTGCACAGCCAATAACCTACACGGTATATGACAATAAGATTGTTTTTGATAGAATTGTTTCAGACTCAATGCAGGGTAATAATTGTTATATTGATTATTACAAGAAGCTTGATGAGGTTGAAAATCTTTATCAAGAATTGAGAGAACCGTACCGGGACATGTATAAATTCTACCTTCGGTATGCAATTAAATACCGAAAAGATATTACATTGCCAAGCAGTGATCCTGATTTAAAGAAATTTGAAGAACTTGTACAAGCTCTGTTTGACAACTTGTACACTGGACAGGACACTGTAATTGTTACTTCATAAGATATGTGAAGTACATTACATTATAAGATAAGAAGGCTAACATCCTACTGTTTAATAATATGGGTCAAACTCAACCACGAATCCCTACGATGAACATCACAACACAAGACCCTCTAACGAGTCTTGTTATTGAGGCGTTCATCCCAACCGCAGATGCTCTCCCTGACGGGGCGACATACACAACAATTTTTGCAGTAGGCGCAACCCTTCAAGTTCTTGCAGGTTCTGTCGCAGGGACATACTCGAATACAGGAACCGTAGCGGTACCTGATTTTACAGCAGTCGTTGTCGGAGTCACTGGTGCTACTGGTGCTACTGGTGCTACTGGTGCTACTGGTGCTACTGGTGCTACTGGTGCTACTGGACCAACTGGACCTACAGGGGCATAGTGTATCTATTCATTGTCTCTTTTTAAGGGACTATGAAATAGGCATATTACCTTCATGAATACTGAAAACAAAAAAACAATAGGAGTTGTAATGATCGTCAAAAACGAAAAGGACCATCTTCGAAAATGCTTAGAGTCCGTTAAAGACGCGGATGTTATTTATATTGCAGATACGGGGTCAGAAGATGACACGGTGGTCATTGCGAAGGAATTTACAGAGAATGTATTCACTGATTATGTATGGAAAGATGACTTTGCCGATGCTCGCAATTTCATCCGACAGAAGGCTGAAACTGACTGGTGTTTGTCAATTGATGCAGATGAAATACTGGAAGTTGGAGGAATGGATAAAATTCGTGAAATTATAGAAAATGCACAAGATGCAGATCTTCATTTTAGTGTACGAATGACAGCCCAGGGGAATGGCTTTGTACACGATTTACCACGTATTTTCAAAAATACTGAGGAAGTAAAGTGGTTGGGAATTGCACATGAAACACTATCTCCTTTCCAGAAAAACCTTACCGATATTGTTATTGAATATGGAAGTAGTACAGCGCATGCACTTGATGAGAATCGCATGCAGAGAATCTTGAAAAAAATTGTTGAAAGTGATGAGTGTGCGCCTAGGGATTTATATTACTATGCTCGAGAGTTTTACTATCGACGTGATTATGTGAAAGCAGCGGAACTCTTTGAAGAATATGTCCTTGTTTCTAAGTGGATTCCAGAAAAAGCTGATGGACTTTTATATCTATCTCGATGTTACTTTTACTCAGGGAAGGGAGACATGGCTCGTTCAACATGTTTGAAAGCAATTGAACAAAACCCTGATTTTAAAGAAGCTCTTATTTTTATGTCTGAAATCCACTTTGAACCGTGGAAACATAAATGGGAAAAACTAGCTTCCGTTGCCACTAATGAGGATGTTTTATTTAAAAGACAATGAGTGCACTTCAAACATATAAGAATATACAGATTCCCTTTCCCACTGAAGGAATGATTCGAACGGCGCAGATTGACGACACAGTGGCTCCTGCCGACTCTGTTCAGCTTGCAGTCAATATGAACTTTGACCGTGTTGGTGCGATACAGACACGACCAGGAGTGACCCAGTATGCTACTGACATCGCTGGTCCTGTTAAAAATTTCGGAACATTGAACAACGCAGAGGTTCTTGATGGATATGTAAATATAAAGAAATTACTTGCGACAAATGATTTTAGCGACTCTGCTCGAGATGTATCTATTGCAAAAGTTGACGACACTCACTTCATTGTCTTCTGGTCAGGTGCCTCGGGTGATGGGTTTGCGCAAGTTGTTTCAGTGGACGCTTCCACTGGAATAACAGAGCTCCTCGGTACAGCGCTTGAATTTGATACAGTGGACGGTCTCGAGAATAAATGTCTTCGAATAAGTAGTACTCGTTTTATAAACTTCTGGTCAGGTTCAGGGTCTGATGGTTTTGTTCAAGTATTTGCCGTGGACACAACATCTGCAAACTACACAGTTACGGCTCTCGGTACAGCACTTGAGTTTGATACCTCCGACAATTCATCTAATGCCCCTGCTCAAATTGACGCGAATCACTTTATCAACTTCTACACGGGGGTTTCTGGAGGTGGATTTGTTTCAAACTTTGAGGTTAATCTTGCCACCTTTGCTGTTACGGAAGTGGGTTCAACCCTCACCTTTGATGCGACACTCGCTTCAGACATGTCAGTCTCACCACTTGGGGATGGTTTACGATTTCTTTTGTTTTGGAGACATAATGGCGCTGAGGGACGTGCTCAAGTATTTTTAGTGAATACGGGCACATGGGCAATAACGGCAATAGGTTCACCTTTATCTTTTGACACAGTAAACTTTACTAATCATTCAATATCTCTTGGGGATGGTCAAAACTTTGTAAATGCTTGGAGGTCTGCTTCAGATAAAGGACTTGTCCGGTCGTTTAATGTAAATCCAGCAACGTACGCTGTGACAGGAATATTAACATCTGTTGAATTTGAAGGAACCTTTGTGCGATCTATTGACATTGTTTCAATGGAAGATAACAGACATTTTACATTGTTTTGGAGAGGTAATAATTTAGACGGGTTTGTGCAGGTTTTTCAAGCAACTCCACTGACATTTCTCGTGAGTGAAACCAGTGAAAAACTATTTTTTGCAGATGCCGCTAATCCGAACTCTGCAATCTTGATGAATGGATTTAATATCCTAAACTTCTGGGGAACGACAGGAAGTACTCCTGGAGCTATGGTGAACGGAGTATTCCTTGTTTTTGGAGATATTCAATACAATAAATATTTGTACGCACAAAATGGAGATAGTGACATTTTAAATTGGGATGGAACTATTTGGGCTACTCAACGCTCAGGTCTCGACACAACACAGAAGGCTCGGTTTGCTCAGTATTTAAATTATATATGGATGGTGAATGGAGGTGATACGTTTGGAGATGCGGTGATGACTTCAAACGGTGGAGCCTTTGGTACCACTTTGGTTCCAGTCGGATTCCCTAAAGGAGACTTTATATCCGCAGGGGTTGAAGGCCGTGTGTGGGTAGCAGATGCTGGAGCTGATGTGGTTTACTACACAGATATTGTGCAATTTGTTCCTCCAGATAACTACACACTTACCTACGATCCAGAAGTAAATTTCATTTCTTCTCTATCTTCTCAGGATGGACAGAACATTACCGGACTGATGCGTGTGCCTCGAGCATTGTTACTTTTCAAGCAAGATAGTATTTATCGAATCTATGGAGCAACTTCTATTGATTCATACCCTGCATACAATGTTGGAACATACTCACAAGAATCTATCGTTACAACAAAAACTGGGATATTTTTCCATCACTCTTCTGGTTTCTATCAGTTTGATTATGGAGGTCAGCCGATTGAAATTTCTCGTCGCGTCATTGATTTTATCAAGGCAATACCCCGGGCATATTATGGAAGTGTCACTGGTGTATTTGATGGTTTTGATGCAATCGAATGGTCTGTGGGCCCAATTACGGTAGAAGATGTGACCTTCACTAGTTGTGTGATGCGCTACACAATATCAACACAGGTTTGGTCAGTTTATGACTACGTAGGACATTCGATTACGGCGATGATTCAATTTGACGACGGAGAGACTCTTACTCACCTCATGGGAACACAGGCTGGGAAGATTGGGTCTATGGACACAGGCGAAACTGACTTTGGAACAGGATTTTACTTTGAGTTCATTGACAGGTGGAGAGCTTTCGCAGAAATGTATTATCAATCAAAGTCTATCGATGGAATGAGTGTGTATTCTGAAAACGGAGGAGGATCTAATTTGATGTACCAAGTACAGAAATCAGGTCCGAATGTATGGGAGACTCTCGGAACGATTACCGACAAAAATAATTCAATCCTACCATCTGCAAGCGTTAGTGACTTCGATGTTCTTCGCTTCAGGATTGCTGGGAATACAAGCGGAGTTCCGATTGTGTATCACGGCATTGAGATACTCGATCTAACCATTAAGGGTCAAGATGAAAACTAATGAAAATAAAAGACCTAAAACTCAATAGGTATCTCATCAAATCTCCTGTTCAAAATGATCAGACACAGGGGGCTACTTTCAATGCGAAAACTCCTGCTCAAAAACGTGGAAAGGAAGATTCTGGAAAAGATTTTCAAAATAAAGGTGACGAAGAACCTGCACCGAATGTCCTCACTGGGACTGTTATCACGGCGTGTATTATTCAAACAACGGCGCTTCCGTACCGCGTTGAACTTGCTGGAAATGATGTGACATTCTATGACGATACGTATACTTCAAGGACTGGTGAGGTTAAGGGTGACACTTCTCGACTTATATTTACACATGATGTTCATTCAAATGAGGGGTTCATCATGGAAAAACGTGCCTCAGTATACGATACGTACGATAATGTGCTTTCTTGGTTTGCTACACCTGCTCGGGACGGAAGAAATAATTATATGTTTATTGGGAGGAATGCCTCTGCCGTAGATGATCAAAGAAACGTTGATCTTATCGCCTTCAACATCAATCAGGATACTTCCCTACCACCACCGTCAGGACCGTCAGATGGTCAATTTAGCATTAACGGATTGTATCTCATTGATTTTTCCCAGGATGGAGTGGCTCCTGTCGCCTACAGGCCCTTTGGAGCAGGTTCTTCGGAAACTATTTTCGCGGGTTCAAGGCAGGGCTTTAGTTCATTCATTGCCTCAGGTGATGGAGGACTTGCAGGGCTTGGGTATCGGATACCATCAGGTTCATCCTTTGCAATTGATATTGTTTTTTACATTGATTCAACTACAGGAGTTGTTACCACTGAGAGGGACATTGTCCCACTTACCACGGGGGCATATGACCTTGGAACACCAGTGCTCAAGTTCGGAACATTTTACGGCTCTGTGTCAGCGTGTCCTTTGCCGACAGTTGAGAATGCTCTTGAAATTCTTGAAAGAATACCTGAGCCATCATTTGTCGGTGAACGAGGTCACTACGGAGAAAGAAAATATTTTGATGACTTAACCTTTCCAGAAGAAGTGCTTTATACAAACGCAAAAGGTATTGTTGATATAGAGCACAATCACATGCTTGGTTTCCTTCTCAAGGCGGTTATTGAACTGAATGAAAAAGTGAAGCTATTAGAACAAAGTAATTCACCTGATTGATAAGTGAGTCACTTGACAGTATAATTTAAACATTCTTATGAATCCAGATTCAATTCGACAACTTCAAATGATGCTCAATGCTCGGGGAATAAATGTACCCGTGTCTGGAGTTCTTGACCAAGCTACATTTTCAGCGATGAACAGCGCTGTTTCAAGCTCTGTGGCATCTCGACCGAATCTTTCAAATATGACAGGAGCTTCTCCAGAAGCCCTGGTGAACGCATACATGACAAACAACTGGAGTGAGGTGACGGATATTACAGGACAACCGTTTAGTCAAAAGGATCAAGCGTCAGCGGTCAGTGATGCTGAACGAGCACTTGCCCCAGCATATAAAGCTCAACAGGCATACGACACAGCCGGTGTTACCGACACGTTGCAAGACCAGCAGGACTCTTTTGGCAGGTTCCTTGGAAACGAAGCTGAGACATTTTCTGATAACAAAAATACCCTCGACCAAAACGCCGCGGACCAAGGAGTTCTTTTTTCTGGTTCACGATACCAAAAGCTCAACGACCTTAAAAATACGTACGAGGATCGACAACGACTGGAACGAGCAGATGTCGGTAAGGACATTGCCCGGACAGCACGACAAAATCAGTATGCGTATGGGAACCCCGCATCTGAAAATCTCTCGAGCTATTATCAGTTGAGTAAGGGGAATGAGTACAATCCACAGGTGGTGGGGAATAATGCAAATCAGAGCAAGTCACTTTCCTCTATGTACAACCCTTCTGATTATAAGTTCCAAGGGACTGCGGTAAATGCAAACAAGGCACAGGTGCAGACAAGAGCCGCCTCGTTGCTTTCGAATAAAGCGAACAAATTATCAATGGGTGGTTATAAACGACAACAATAATATGGCATCAGCTAACGAAAAACCAAAGATGAAGGACTTCTTCAACCAGTTCACCAACCCATCTGGAGCAGCCCCTTTCAAGGTAAACTACCCAAACAAGAACGCTCCACCTCCAAAAGATTTGAGTAGTTTTTTTAGTGCTCAACCATCTAGGTTGTCAGATTTGTTCAAAGGCTCGTCACAAAATATGACTCCATTTCAGCCGTCACAACCACAAGGACAAATGCAAGGTCCCATGAGATCACCTAATGTGCAGCCGTCACAACCACAAGGACAAATGCAAGGTCCGTTATTTCAATCATCAGGAAAATCATTTCAGGCTCCTGCTCCAGAGGTGGCTCCCGAAGCTCCTGCTCAACAAGTCCCTCCACAATGGTTAAAACCAGATGGTTCTTTTTATTCTCCTGAAGAGATTTCACAGAATATTGAAAGTACATTAATGTCTTCTAGGTCTCGAGGTGATATTCCAAGCCTTGCGGGTAATCAATTCGGAGGCGGTGAAAAGTCAGGTGTTGAACTTCAAGGTGAAGCTGCTCGAATAAACAACGCACGTAACGATATTGCAGTTGGGGCAAATGACCCGTATAAAGTGGCATCTCAATCTGGTATTGCTTACACAGCAGCAGAATTAAATGCTATAGAGAAAGCGTACGCAGGGGTTTATGACCCCGCGCTCGACACGGCGCTTGCGAAGGTTGAGGAAAAACAAGCTGAAGACCAGTTTAATCGGGAGGCAAAACTCAGGACTGATCTTCAAGCTAATGCTCCATACACTCTTGGAAAAGATGAAGTTCGTATGGACGGGCAAGGCAATCCTATCGCCGTTGGTATTTCTAGTTCCTCAAATGTAGGAACGGGCTTGTATACGGAAGGCGCTGACCCTACAGTTGATGCATACATTAAGGGAATACGGTCTGGTACCTACAAACCATCAGATGTCCCCGATGAATATAAGGCACTTGTGGCGCAAGGAATGAATACCGGAGTGGCTCCACTATCAGTAACAACTGGAGAAGCAGTCAACACCATAAATCTCCTTCTTGAGTCGAAAGACCTTCTTGGAGGTATTGCGGGATGGCAATCTATTGGAAGTTTTTTCCCAGGCGACACAAAGAACCTGCTGTCTTTGACTAAACGATTGCAGGGAATAATGTCTCTTGAGAATCGAAATCAATTGAAAGGACAGGGGGCTATTTCAGACTTTGAATTCCGAGTTCTCGGAGATGCTTCAAATGATCTCGGAATTGATATAAAGAGCGGACGATCTTCATTGAGTAATGAAGAATTCTTAAAGAGACTTGAAAAATGGCAGTTCAAAATTCAGGTTGGTGAAACTCAACTACCCGACGATGAATTGATACATTTACGAGATAAGGGATACACACCTGACCAAGTGAGGGAACTCAATAGACCTCAGTCTTTTAACTCGGCTGGAAACGCCACAGCTTCCACAGGGAACCGACCACAACGGAACCAGAACCCTGGAAATGTAAAAAGTGGAGGTCTAGCTGATTCTCTGGCGATAGGAACAGATGACCAGGACCACCTAGTGTTCCCCGATGCGGCGACTGGATTCAGGGCACTTACAATGGACTTAACTGCAAAGATAAATGGGGGCAGTAGACACTTAGCAGCGAATCCAACAATTACCCAACTTGGAAAAGTTTACGCAGAGGACCCAAACTGGCCGATAAAGGTTTCTGGAATGCTTGGAGTCTCTCCTTCTACACCTACTAAGAACATACCTATTAGCCAACTTGTAGATGCAATTGCACGTCAAGAAGGTTTTTACGCATAAAATATATGGATCCACGAATACAAAAAATGCAGCAGGACCTAGAGACATTCCGAGCGTCAAAGAACGGAAGTTCTTCTCCTGTCCCGTCATCTCGACCGACGAGCACTCCTGTTGCCCCAGTTAAATCTCAGATACAGATCGATCTGGAGACATTCCGAGCAGGTAAAGGAACTCCTGTAAAAAAGACTGATGAACCCAAAGAAGGTTCTACTGTTGGAAATATGGTGAAGAGCATATTCTCTGCTCCTGTCACGACGATTGCTCGACCAGTACAGGCGGTCACGGCGCTCAGTTCTCGACTTATGGGTAAGGATATGTCTAATGAACAGATTGATGAAGCCTACCAAAACATTCCTGTTGTTGGAGGACTTATTGCAGATACACCAAAAAATTATGGTGACGTGAAAAAAGACGTTGGCCGCGGTATTCAAACAGTTGCCCTAGGCACAGGTGCTCCAATCGCAGGTGGAGCTGCATTCGGAGTAGGAAGCTCTTTAGAACAAGGGAATGATCTCCTCAGTGTTCAGACAATTATCAACACCGCCATTGGTGGGGTTGGAGGTAAGGTTACTGCGTGGATTGGTAAACCGTTGTTCAATGCGGCTGGGAAGGTAATTGGGACAATAACTCCTCAAGTACTCAAAGACATTGCAGGTCAAGGGGCTGGGGCTGTTCAGAAATTCATGGCAGATAATAAGCTTCTTGGAGGCGCAGTGGCTCCATTGAGTGAGAAGGTTGCATCTGGATTTCAGAAAATCGATGACACTATTGGACAGAAAACTTCTCAATTGTTTTCTAAGACAAGGGAGTTACCTAGCAAACTATACCCCGGATTGTCTGAGGAGAGTTTACAAAAAAGATATTTAGATTCTGACAAAAAAAAGTTTAAACAGGTTACAACGATTCCAAAGGCATCTTACAGGAAAACTACTGATATATATAAAAATGCTGGTGAAAAAGGCAACAACATGGAAGAGGTGCTTGTTGACAATGGAGTAAGATTTGACGAAGTTGTTGAGGACGGGCTGTTCAACACACAAGATGTCTCTAAAAAATTCAGGAACGATGCAGTAAAAAGGCAAGGAGAGCAACTCCGCCCGGCTATTCAGGAGGCTGATTTATCATTCCAGAGAGTTCCTATCTCTAGGGTCCGAGAGCAAATGATTACGAAAATAAACAAGAGCAAATTCGGTGCGACTGAGAAAAAAAGAATGATTAACGAAGTGAATAATCGGTATTCAAATGAAGGTGCAGAAGCCATGGCCCACCCCAACGGGTATGGACTTGAAGATTTCTATGATGAAAAGATTTCTTCTGACCTTAGAAGTAAACCTAAACAAGATGGTAGTTTCTCAGAGAACTTTGCTGCGACAACTGCAAAAAATGAAGGAGACACTTTCCGGGCGATGCTCAAGGCAAATGCTCCTGAGTGGATTGAAATTGAAAAAGTTCTCGCTCAGTCAGAGTCAATGTTCCAAGCAGCTAATTTTCTAGAATCTCTACACACTAAAAAGGTACCAGAAACACTCTTTTCAAGGGGAGTTGATTTCCTCGGTAGGGGGCTTGGTGCTACGGCGGGAGCAGGAGTTGCTGGGGGGTACGGAAGTATCCTTGGGTATCACGCCGGTCCGTTGTTCCTCACTAGTTTTAAAAACATGTCGAACCCGGTGAAGGCAATGTATTTAAAGAGACTTAGCATTCAAGACCCGCCAGCGTTTATTCAGTTAAAAAATGCCCTCGGCGAAAAAGTAACAGAGAGGCTGATGCAGCTTAAACTACCTGCTCCTGGAAAGACATCGTATAAAGATCCTGATAGTATCTTTTATCAAGCAGAAGGGTATTCTCCAACACTTAATAAGCAGGAGGCTGTAGACATGGCTTCTCTAAACAGGAAGGACGTTAAAACGCCAAAGGGTGGTAAGTCTAAGCGTCCAAAGCTAAGAGAGATGCTCGAAGGATACGAAGAATACGTCTCTCCAGATAAGAAGGTAATTCCTACAGGACCAACTCCCAAAAAAAATAAACGCCTCACTGAACTTTACGGGAATCTCCCTATAATTCGATAAAATAAAAATACCCCATTAAGGGGTATTTGTCGTGCTTACGCTTCAATATTCGGCTCCAATATAGACAATATGTTTGGAAGCATGTTCACCGCAAGGTGCGTTGGTGTCTGACTGGCAAACTCTCTTTTCAGTACAACTTCTGCTCTATCGACAATTTCAGGTTTTAGCTCGATGTTTAACTTCTTCGCGACATCTGATAGAATCAATCCGTATTCAAACGCAAGGGTTAGCTTTTCTTCTGAATACGTTTTTTCAAATATTTTCCAAAACATATTATTCTATTTTCTCTTTTTCCGCAGAAGCCACTTGATGAGTATCAGGATTTGCGACTCCTTCATTAGTTTCGTCTCTCACTAAGTTGTATGCCTCTTTGTCAATGAACATTACCACTTCTTCAATAAAACCTTCGGATGTGATTCGTTTTTTACACGCTACTTCAACCTGGAGCGCCTTCATCAGTTCTTGAATTTGTCCAACTTTCTTTGCGCTTTGCGCGCGGGCTTCATTCTCTGTCATGTTTATATTTCGGTTAGATATTCTTGGTATGCATCGGATATTTCCCATGCTGTCCGTATGATTAAATCTTCCATTCTTTCAATTTCACGTTCATCGAATTCTCTGTGGAACGACACAATCCTGCCAGTTGTTTCAATACTTTTAGGTTGATCTCTCCAGAAGTCTACGGTCTCTTTTTGTGACTCAACGGTTTCAATCCAGTCCAGGTCACAGTACTCCGGCATGTTACCCGTACTCCATTTTAATGCCATTGCGTAAAATACGAGCTGATCATGCTTCTGCACCTTTGCCTTTGTCCAAGCAATCTTGCCCGTCTTGTACTCTCTAAACACATTGAGCTTACTGTCATACGTGTCAATAAATGACAAACATGGGACAACTCCTCGTATCATTACATTTATTTTGTGTTCCGGAGTGTCGTATGTTTCAAGTTCAGGTAGTAGGTAGGTATGCTTACCCTCTTCAATGAGAGTTGCGATGTTCTTACCAAATCGTAGAAACTTCGTGTCGAGCTTGGCACCATTCGCAAAGTACTCTCGCTTATACCTTTCCTCGTTTGAAGTCCAACAAGAATGTTGAGACCAAGAAATATGAGGCTTGGGGAGTATGAGTTGGGGGTATCGTGACATGAGTGTGTGATTAAGACCTGGATAGTAAATCCCCCCTCCATGTTATTAGCACTTCAACGGGGGGATTTTTGCTATGGGGAGTAAGCCCACATCGGCAACTGACTGTCACTCAGCCCTCTTGGATGTATACCTCCTTTCGGTAGCGAACCATTCTGTTGGCACATGCCATTCCTGGCAAGATGATTAAATAGCACCAATCTCCATATCTTCCTCAAACTGAGATCGATCAGAGACTTTCCGTTGAGGAGTTTCCTCAACGATGATGGAATCAGAAACAAGTTCCCATTGTGGAATTTGAGTATGTTCACCCCAGTTCTCAGCGAGTTCCCAACCATCTTCTTCAATACTACTCATACTATGTCCTCCTTTCAGATTAATTATACAGTATATTGTGGTAGTTTGCGTCGGGTACGGTTGTAAAGATCTACGCTACCTCTTCGTATGTTGCAACAAGGGCCACAAACCCTGGAGATTTCAATCGCTCATCCAGTGTTGTTTCTTTAAGATTCTCGTCCAGGATATGGGGGTAGCTACCAAGGGCCAGCTTAATTATGTGCGCGTACTTTTCAAATGTCTCTCCAGAAAACCACGGCGTATGGAGTGACAAATGAACAGTCGGTTTGTACATCTTTAGTACCGCCATGGAATCGACAAGCAGATCAATTTCACCTCCCTCAATGTCAATTTTAATGAAGTTTGGTTTTATTTCATTTACCAATGTTACAAAGGGAATTGATGGAACAGCTATCCTGTGGTTAGACCATAGAATGCTGGACATAGAATCTCCTAGTCGATTTTTCACACCAATCTCAATGTTCTTCCATTTACTTGATACGGCAATTGGTGCGTGCCATACATTCTCAATTTCATTTAACTCAACATTCTCCCTAAGCGCCTTGTACGCCACAGGATCAGGTTCAAACGCAAATACTTTTTTTGCGAGAGGTGCTCCATACAATACCGTAGGTCCAATCCACGCTCCAATATCCATGTAATTTTTATGTTCACTCAAGAATGTGTCGAATATCTTGAAAGTAGAAGGCTCCCATGAATTGTCAGAGAACATCATCCAAAACCAGTCGAACCCCTCAACTACTTTGAAATCTTTTTCTTCTTTGCTGACTTGCATGGTGTTGCTGTTTTCTTTTGTAATGAACTCTTTTGTTCAATAATTTCAATGAGGTCTATCGTCCTCCTTACTAGGCTTAGCGATAGAGTGTTATCTTTTAAATGCTTGTCTGCCTGTCGCAAATACATAAATGCGATAATGCTGTATGCCAGGAACCAAACAAATGCAATTAGGTAAGGAAAGCCGGTGTATTTTTCATACTCATACCCATATATTCCTGGAAGGAATCCAAGAAGTAGTGTGTTCACACCGTATATAATCCATACTCCCCCGAGAATAATACTCATGATTTTTTTACCCGATGGCTTCTTTAGAGTGCACAAAGTATTCATACTGTTTTATTAGGCAATAAGTGGTCGTTTTTTGAGAATCATAGTGAACAAGATTGGCTTGTCTTCCTCATTGATTTTCAATGAAATCTTAACCTGATTTTCAATGAGCTTGAGAGCATCAAGACTAACGGCGCTCGCAATTGCGTTCTCAGCTTTGCAAAATCCCTCATATGTCGGATTAACAGGAGTTTGTTGATATGCCGGTACTGGTGCCTTTGCTGGCGCTTTCTGCTCAATTGCAGGTAGTGGAACAACATTCGCTACTGGTGCCTTTCCTGTAGCACCAGTAGTTACCGGCGCTTCAACTCGTCTCTCGGTGACTTCTACATTTGCCTTATTGTAGAACTTTGGAAGTCGTCCATTGGATGGCATTTCTGCGTACGTTTGGTAAAGATCTTCAATGATTGGCATGACGATTGCACGCGCATCTTCAATAGTTGGTGCCTTTACTACAATTTTTGGTATGATGTTTCCAAATGACTGTACTGGAATAGTGGCAGTAATCTCAAATGAGATGAGCTCAACAGATGGAGCTACTTTAATAACACGCACATTCTTTTTTATCGCTACGGCTTTGATTAGTTTACTCTCTACCTTTGTTTTTTTTGTAGACATACGTTTGATAATTATAATTTGATACTAGTAAATCGTAGACCTGTTGATTGTTCAAATGTTGCTTCATTTGTTGATTCTGCCTTTGCTTTAGCTGCTTTGAATTCTTCTCCAATCTCATTGACTTCAACTGGGTATGTCCAGGTCTTTCGTGTTGAAACGGAAAACTTTCCGACAATGGTCTCAATTTTATCAACACCTCCATCGATCATTTGCTGAAGAATAACTGGTTTAAGCTGTTCTTTCTTCATCTCAAGGACAGAAATCTCTGCCTCGAGAAGAGCATACTCTTCGTATAGATTTTGCATTACTTCTTTTTGTTATTCTGCTTAATAAACGTGTCGACAATTTGACGGAACACCTCTGCATCAGAAATGTTTTTACTCTCTGCACGCGCCTTAATAAATGTAAGTTGATCTTGGGTTACTCGTGCATTGAATCGTTTGTACGGGATGTGTTTTTTTGTAGTTGCCTTCATGTATTTTTTTTGATTAATAAGTGTACCTCTACAGGTTACTGTATGTCGGTGTCGGTGTCAACTAAGCAATGTGGATAAGTTTATCAGAAAGCTCTTTGCATTCGTCAATTGTTATAGATTTCCTGCCCTCGAGCTTCATTTTGACGATATGGAGGTACCTAACCATATAAAAGGTAGAATTGTGTTTAATGGCTAGATACGCAGGGAGAGGAGGCACACAGAAGCCGTCACATGGTTTCCTGCGGGAGTCCTCATCCGACAACTTCCATGTAAACCCCTCTTTTTCGAGAGCTGGCAGTCCTTCGTCCTGGTTCTCCTCCATTTTAGAGAAGTTGAACGTGTTCCCTGAGACTACTTTAATTTCGTAGTAACAATAGAACTTTTTTATTCGTAGGTACTGATTGAGTATGATGTTGGACTTCGATTCTTTACCGGGCATACCGTGCGTTCATCACGCGCCTTGTTGATTCAAAGAAGTATCCTGTTCCTCTTTTTAATCCAAGGGGAGCAAGGATTTCCGATGCATACTTATCCTGATATTTTTTTACAGCAGCTTCCGTCATTCCTCCAAAATACTGTGTAGGAGTTTTTAAGATGAGACACCCTTCGAGAATGAGAATCTTTTGAAGTGCCATTACATCCTCCCCACGCATTCCGTTTTGTAAGTTGCGAGTGAACTTATATGAGAATGACGGGTCAGATTCATAGTTGAGATTCTTTTTATCAATAGAAAACCCTGCGCCGTAGCATCTCTGTTTGATAAAGTTTTCAGACACAAACCGAATGTTCTTTTTTCTACCGAGCCCAGTTCCTTGTCCCGCTGAATCAAGAACGGCGATATGTTTCACTCCTCCGATAAGTAAGTATGAGAACCCCGCCGCTTGGTGTCTCCCTGTTTCCGCACTGAATAGACCAAGAAGCTTTTTGACAATTTTTGGCATGCCGTTCCACCACTCATCACGATTACTATTATCAAAATACCAAAACAAACACACGGGTATTTTCTGATCAATTATTCGAGCAAGGTCGTCGATATTGAACGT